CGAATTGGTTTATCTTTATCCAATTCATCTTTTAATCTTTTTCTTAGTTGACTTACACGCTGTTCAAACACACCTAAAAATCCACTTGCTGAATCACCCATTTATACCTCTAATAAATTGTTTTTGAATATTTGCCAAGCATTTTCCCAATCATACTTAGTACTACCGATTTCAACATCATATCTATCCAGTGTAAGGCACTCGGTTATTGCTTGTTTTAAATTGTCTCTTAAAAATCCTGTTACACCATGCTCTACTACATCAATTGGGCCTTGGCATGGATATGCTGCTACTGGGGTACCGCATGCCATTGCTTCTATCATAACAATTCCAAAAGTTTCCCAACGACTTGGAAAAACAAATACATCAGCATTAGCGAAATAAGTTGCCAATTCTGTGCCTGTTTTAAATCCAACAAATTCAACATCAGGGTATTTACTTTCAAGTTCTTTACGATATGGGCCATCACCAACTAAAATTTTATGTGCGTGAAAATAATTTATACTACAAAAATCATCTAAATTTTTTTCTTTACTAACACGACTTACACAAACTAAGTTTAGTTTTTCTGATGACTTATTGCGTAGTTTACTAGAAAAAATGTTTCTGTCAACCCCTCTAGTCCAAGAAACAAGGTTTTTTATACCCTTTTGTCTAAGTTGTTCAACCATACTTGGAGTGGTGGTTAGTACTCTACCTGTATGTTTATGAAACCATTTTATATAGCGCCAAGTAATTGATTCAGGAATTCCAAAAAGGGTTTCCAGTCCTTCAGGGAATTTAGTATGGTAAGCAGTATTATACCTAATATTAGATTTTGTAAGATATTTTCTAGCCCACAGACCCACAGGACCCTCCGTGGCGATGTGGATATAATGTGGATTGATCTCCTCAATCTTCTCGCCCATTTTCCTTGGATAGGCAATCTTGACTTCGTGATAGATAGGGCAATCAAAGTAGCTGAACTCATCGGGAGTAATATAAACAAAGTTATAACTATCCCGAAGCGCATACGCCTCCAAATTTTTGTATGTTGTGACCACGCCATTAATTTGGTCTCGTATGTTGTCTGTTACTATCAATATTTTTTTCACATTTACCCTCCACTTTAAACCAAGGAAACTTAACCCAATAATTCATATTTTGTAATGCTTCACTACAACTAGTTTCATCTTTAAATTGTAGTTGTATTCTACCAGGAATGTCAGTTGGGTCATATATGTTGACCACTATCAGAAACAATGTCCACATCTAACAATTCCTTTGTCCAATAAATTATTTCCCAAGTACCATCTGTATGTTCTACTAATGCTGTACAACTTTCTACCCAATCTCCATCATTCATATATCGTATACCTTTAATTGTTTTGATTTCAGCATGATGTATATGACCACATATAACTCCATCAAACCCACGCTTAATACAATAATCAGCCAAATTATTCTCAAATCTAAAAATAAAATCCATAGCCCGTTTGACTCTGTGCTTAAGATATTGACTAAGACTCCAATAGCCGAACCCAAAACGGTGACGAATACGATTAAACTGGGTATTAAGTGATAAAAGAACATCATAGGCTTTATCTCCAAGAAAACTTATCCATGGAGCCAATCTTGTTATCCCATCAAATAAATCTCCGTGTACCACTAAGTATTTCTTACCATCAATACCACTATGTGTATATTGATTAGCTATTTTAATTTTACCAAAGTTAATCTTGTATGGTAATAATGGTCTAATGAATTCATCATGATTCCCTAACACATAGATAACTTCTGTGCCCCGTTTAGATAGACCTAATATACGGCGTATTACATTGGTATGGGTCTGTTTCCAGACCCATTTGTTTTGTTGTATCTTCCAGCCGTCTATTATATCACCGATAAGATATAACTTAGTTGACGAATTATGTTTTAGAAAGTTTGCTAATAATTCAGCTTTACAACCCTTCGTGCCCAAGTGTACATCTGATATAAAGATAGCGTTATAAACCATTTCATAGAGGAACCTATTTAACCAACATTATACTTCTAAATCGTCATCATCCCTATCTAAATCAGAATCTTGTTTTTCATCAACAATCTGAGTAATAGAAATATTTACTTTCTCATACTGAACTAATGTGTTCAATAAATTTTTAACTGTATCTAAAACCTGTGTTTGGTCTAAAGTATCATCGTCTTCTAATTCAACTTTGACATCTAGATCCCAGGCACGCATTTCAAGTTTCATTTTGTGACTCCTTGTTAGTATTGAGAGCTTGTGACTCTCAACACTATTTACAGGTATCAACAAAATTTATTACTACGAAATTGTTACAATTACTTAATCTGACTCCATACTTTGGTACGGATATCATTTTGTAATTTGTCTGGCAAATGAACATAATCCAGTTCTTCACTCATTTTCTTACCATTCTTAAAACTCCAGTCAAAAAACTTAATCACTTCTTGGCTAGCTTTCTTATCAACAGGATCTTTGTACATGACAATAAAACTTGCTGTAGAAATGGGCCATGTGTCTTTACCAGCTTGATTTACAATACTAACACCCATTCCTGGAACACTAAACCAATCTGCGCCTGCTGCCGCTGCTGCGAAAGTTATATCATCTGGAGCAACAAATACTCCTGCTTTATTTTGTAACAACATAAAGTTCATGCCGTTCTTTTTAACATAAGCATATTCTACATAACCAATACTACCTTTAATTCTATTTACATTAGCAGCAACGCCTTCATTACCTTTGCCGCCTACTGCTGTAGCAGGAATCCATTTAACGGCAGCACCCTTGCCCATTTTAGTTTTCCATTCTTCACTGACTTCACTTAAGTAATCAGTAAAATTAAAAGTAGTACCAGATCCATCAGCACGATGAACAACAGTAATTGTTGTGTCTGGGAGCTTTTTTCCAGTATTAAGTTTACTAATTTTTTCATCATTCCACTTTGTTATATTTCCTAAATAAATGTCAGCAAGCACTGAGCCTGTTATGCGAAGTTCGCCTGGCTTAAAACCATCAAGATTAACTACAGGAACAGTACCACCAATGATAGCAGGGAATTGAACTTGAGCAAGTTTATCAAGGTCTTCTCCTTTTACTGGTGCGTCAGTGGCACCAAATGTCACAGTCTTGGCATTGATTTGACGAATGCCTCCACTACTACCAATACTTTGGTAATTTAATCCTACACCCGTTTGTTTTTGATAAGCTTCTGCCCACTTAGCATAGATAGGGTAGGGGAATGTAGCACCTGCGCCTGTAATTTGTGCTTGTGCTGTGATTGCGAAAAATGTGGTCGTAATCGCCAATAAAAGTTTTTTCATAATTTTTTCCTTTGTGTGTGATAGGGGCCGTAGCCCCTTATTTTTTTTATACGCCTATTAGTCCGCCGTCAACCTTTGTTATTACCAAAGTTGCTGAACGAGGACGACCAATTACGCCATAACCTGCGTTACCAGGCCATTGACTTTCTGGTGCTGTACCTGTCCAAAATGCTGCTGTGGTATTTTCACCAGGATGTTGAACATTGACAAATATAGTGCGTCCATCTGCTGACTCAGCAATACCAGTGATTTCACAACCTGCTGGCCCAGTTAAGAACCTACGCAATTTAGTTTCGCCTAATTCAGCACCAACGAATGTGGCTTGATCTTTAGTGACGCCACTATTGGTATTGGTAATTGTAGTGGCCTTACCATCTCCAACTTGTCCTGGAATAGCCACTAATAATTGATTATGAACTTCATCTGTGTAGGCACCATCGTCTGTTTGAATCCAGCATAGACCTGTAGCTTTGCTGAACCATAAACCATCTGGACTACTAAATGAATTCTTAGCAGAGAGTTTAGACACATTGCTGGCAGCATTATCTTCCTCTGAACCAAACAAGAAGATATCAAACTGAAATGTCAATCCTGTAGCACTTTCTTTAAAACGGATAATATGTCCGTTGGGATTACCTGAACCTTTTTTACCATCAGGATCAGCATAACTTCTTGGGTTAGCAGCATCAGTGGTATTAGGATTACGATTTGTGCTATTATTGTTAGTCAATGCGAAATAAACTTCACCATTGGCAGGATTCACAGCACCCCACTCTGGACGATCCATTTTAGTAGCACCAACCGCATCAGCAGCCAAGCGAGTGAATACATAAACTTCTGCTTGATTATTAAACTTAAATGTAGCATAATTAGCAATAGCAGGATTTGTAATGCTTAGTTCCAACCACATACCTGTGCCATCTGCCAAGAACTTGGCTACATACAATTTTCCATCGTTAAGATACTTGTCGCCAGCGGCTGTGCCACCACCTACATCAGCAGGATCCCAAGTCTTGGCACTGACCCACTTGTAAATGTATTCATTACGACTATCACAGCCCAAATAGAATGAGACAGGCTTACCTGCTTCTAATCGTCCGAATACCGCAGCCTCGTGAGCAGTCCTTCCCATAGCCACTCTTTTAACAGGAACACTGTTTGGTTGAATAGGATCTATCTCAACAATATATCCGAAGGTCTGTGGTTCGTTACGAAAATCGTCACGGTCGGTAGCGCCCTTAATGCTGGCATCCCAACGACTGAAACGATGCTCTGTGTCTGGTTGATCTGTGACTGTGTGCCATCCCTGTGTGTTTCCAGTCACAGCAGTGGCACTTAGTGCTGCGTTACGAACTCCGTAACGAGCACGAGTTTGCGCCATACGAGCATCCGGTGCCACGCTGCCTTTTGGCATAGCAAAGTATGTGGCCCAGTTTTCTTCACAGGTTAGAAAAGTTCCCCAAGGAGTATATCCAGTGCCACAGTTGTTTAGTGTGCCGCGACTAGTAGCGCCTGTGGTGTCAAACTTGGTCACAAACAAGGCCTTAATATTATTAAGTTCGCTGGCAGGACCTGCAATGCGAGCCACAGTATGTGGTGTCATACGACGATTGAAAGCACTGTCTAACTTATAGGTCCAACCTGCGCTGCCACGATTGATTTCTACAATGCTAACACCGTGATGATTGATTTCTTTCAGTGCTTCAAGACCTGGACGCCGCCCTAAATCCCATTCACTAAACTGGTCATATTTCTTACCACTAGTACCATTGCTAGTCTGTCCGTTAGGGTGGAAGAAATGTGCGTCTGCTGAACTTTCATGATTCATTGCTAATAAGGCACGATCGGTCATATTTTTTGTATATTTGCCATTGGCATCAAGATGGAATAATTCAACGCCGTCGTGATGATCGCCTACTCTCTTGCTCCAGTCATCAGTTTCTGTGCCTTTGTTTGAATAGGCAGGAATGCTGCTGACCAGTCTATCACCTGTACCATGTAATACAGTATATTGATATCCTGGTGGCAGTGTGACCTTGTCTAATGTATTTTTAGGCACTGCTTCAAAAGTTAATGCTGTGGGTCTAGTGAAAACATCATCATCGCCACTAGCACAACCTGCCAATGTTGCGCCTGTTGCCGCCGTTAAAAAAGCCGAACTTCCTTTTAAGAAATTTCGGCGATTGGGGTTTACCATCATCTCACTAATAATTTCACTTAAATGTTTATTATTAGAGGTGTTCTCGGTCTCTGTAATCATTTTTTATCTCCTGTAAATGATTTGTGTATATTTACATTTATAGTAGCATATTATTATTACAGAATTATGACAATTAATTAAAAGGACAAATCATATTCATTAGATGTGTAAAAACTATACCCATCAATGTGTTTAGTATTGTATTTGCCATCAACAATAATGTCATGTGTTTTGATAGCATGATCCAATAATGATACTAAACTATTTTCTTTTGGATATGATAAACAAAATACTTTATTGTCATCATTAACAAACCAATATTCTATCCTACCAAGTAACCTACTGTCTCTATACAATCTAGTCAAAAACTTTAATTTGTGTTTACCGAAAGTTGTTCCACTAACTTCAGTTTTGCCATACATAATATTATGAAGTTCACAATCATATTCATAAAAACTCGGTAAACGATAGACCATACCATATACTTTTTCTTCATACACATAGCATTTTTGGTCAGGATCATAAAAATCTTTACTAATAAAATCACACAAATCTTTACGGAACTTAGTTAATTCTATACCTTTTAGTTTAAGAAACATAAACTTTTTGCTATAGTAGTCTATAATCTTATTTCTTAGTAATTCATCCTGATCATTGATATAATTAGGCATGTAGCTATGAAGTGATCTACCCTTACCATCAAATTTTTTGAGACGGTGTGCCGAACAACTTATTGTAAGTAAGTCATTTGGTGCCATAAAAGTTTTACTTTTTTCATCATTAACTAGGTCATCTAACCAAAGTGAATTTGTAAAGAGGTTTGATTTTATAATATTAGCCATATTTATCCTATTGTAATATCTTCCATACCAGCTGACCTTAAACGAACCACATGTCCTAGCATGAAATTTTTTGAATCCAAGCCTTTCATAATGCCTAACCATTTATTTCTTAGTAAGGCTACTTCATTAATTAATACTTCAAAGTCAATCACTTCTTCTTCGCCATCAACATACTTTTCAGCATCACGGCTAGTCAATGCTCTATTATACGCTTCTAAGTATTTTTGAAAATGTTTTCGGCGAATCTTGCGTAATTGAATGTTAAGATAATTTAATACTGCTTCAACTTCTTGTAGTTGGTTAAAACGGTGTTCAGTGACGCCAGGTAATGCTGAAATATTCTTTTCAACATTACCATACACTTTTACATCTTTTTTTGCCAACTCAAGTTCATTTTCGTAGTATGAAATGAAGTTTGGAATAACAGTTAAGTCTGCTGTTATTTGTGAATACCAATTCACTTAATCACCATTCATCATCGTCATCTTCTGTATAATTATCTTCCCAGTCACTATCTTCATATTCTTCTTTTTCAGCAAAATATGAAAGTGCGCTGGCAATCTCTTTGTCTCCACGAAAGTTTTCTTTTATTTCATCAACATCGAATCCATTATCAACCAATAAATTAACTAATGTATCAGCAGCATCACCTTTGTCAGCCAATTGGATATGTTGGCGTAATGCTTCCCAAACTTCACTAATCAACGATAAACTCATTCTGTAACTTCCTCCTCAGTAGTTACATTACTTAGTTGATTTGCGTTTCTTTTACTATACTCAGTCATGACCTTATCTAAACAATTATCGTTATTAGTTTCCCAACCTTTACGAAAGTTTTTGATAACTTCACCATCAACTGTAGTATAGGCTAACCGATTGCCTTCTTTTGTTAACAATCCTGATTTTTCAAATAAATCTAACAAACCACTATATGGGTTCATTCCTGTGCGGTAAGGGATTTTTATTTGAACACTCTCAAAGGGTTTAGCATATCTTGTTTTCATAACTTTACAAGCACTACGAATACCAAGCACATCACTTACTTTGTTTCCGTCTTCATCTTCTTTAAGTTTTAGTTTACGCATAGCTACAACAATACTACTTGCGTAGATAAAGCCTTGACCACCACTGATTTTATCATCAGGGTCAAACATGTCTTGGCTTGCATAAGTATGATTGGTTGCGATTAATCCTACATTATGACTACCAAACATATTAACACAATTACGAACAAGTGCTGTTAGTGCTTTAGGTTTACGACCCATATCACCTTTCATATCACCTGCTTCAAATTGATTAACATCTGTAGGTGTGAGCAACATACCAAGACTATCAATAACAAAAAGAACTTTTGGTTTGTCATTTTCTGTTAATGTCCTATAGTTTTTCATAAACTCACTTATTGTTTTAGCAACATCATCAATCATTGCCATGTTCAATTTAAGTAGTTTATCCTCACTAGTGTCTACTCCGAGTTTTTGCAACCAGTCTTCATCCAAGGCATTTTCTGTATCAATAAGCACAACATAGATTCCTTGTTGTTGTGCGTGACGGACGAGATTTCCTGAACAGATATAGCTTTTTCCTGATCCTGGTTCTCCGGCAAAGACAGTAACTTTACCAAGAGGTACGCCTTTATTAAAATCACCGCTAATGAGATAATTGAGGGCGTGATTGCCTGTAGATATCCAATCAGTTGGGTCGTTGAATCCAATGCTAAGTCCTTCAATGGACTTTGTAATATCTTTTCTAAATTTTGCGAAATCATATGGTTTTACCATTTATAGCCTCTTTTATATATTTTAAAATTTTTTCTAATTCGTAAATCGTCATATCTGATTTAAGTTTATTTGCTCTCCAAGATATTACAAATACATTTCCCAAAACATATCCCAACTCTGGAACCACTTTATCAATTGTTGCTTTATTGGGGTCTCTTGAATTACCACTAGAACCTCCCCAACCATAATTTAATTTTAGTCCCAATATTGGACAAAATTCAGGTTGGGCTAAATCTTCAAATTTTATGGTAAAGGGTATTCCTTTTTTAACTGCGCTGTTTTTTCTTTGTCTAAACTGTACTTCTAAAGTATTTTCTAAACTTCTGTATCTGTCTCTATCACTTTGATAAAGATTTAAGCGTGAGCAACTTACACATGTCCAAGTTGTTGTAAATCTCTCAGATATGTGTCCTCTTTTACAAGGCTTGCCTGTAAAATAAGTCTGTAAACCTTGTTTAAGTGCTTCTTTGCGCTCAAAAATTTGTGACATAAATCAAATATATCTCCTATTTGTTTAATGTTTTTAAGTATAGTTTATCAGAAAAACTTATTTTATCAAGTATGTCTGGACAACTATCTGCTATACGGTCCAATTCATAATCACTTGGGTAATGTCTAAGTGCGGCTCTTGCTCGGTCACGAATTAAACTTGGTACTCTTGGTGTACGACCTGGATCACATAGCTCCTCTAATAATTTCTTACCTTGCTTTAGGGCTCGGTATCGTTCATCTGGTAATGTCATTGTGTTCTCCTAAAAATGGGAGAGATAAACTCTCCCATACTACCTTAGGCTGACTTGTTTTGTCTATTGCGGATCATTGCCAAAATGTCCGCTGCTTTGTCTGATGACTTTTCAGATTTTGGAACAGTAATAGGATTACTTGCTGCTTCTGGTTCATCTTCCCAAGGAGCTGCTTCTTTTACAGGTTCTTTTACAGTTTCTTTTACAGGTGCTGCTACAACACTGCGTTCTGCTGTATTTGAACCACTAGGAGCATCAATGCCATATGGACGATAATATTGACCCCAACGATCATTATCATAAGGTTGTCCATCTACACTGGCTTCAAACATTTCCTTGATAATTTCTAGTTCTGCTGAAGTTGGTTTCTTAGGAAGAAAATCAGCAAGATTGAACAATCCATGTGCTTCAATTGCTTGCTGTTCAGCCTCAGTCAATGGACTTTCTTTTCTAGCCCAATTACTTGTTGAGTAATCAGCATAACCACCTTTACTTGTTTTCTTAATATTAAAATCAAGACCACGCATAAAATCAGTAGGTAGTTCTTCCATTTCAGGATCCATCAAACTAGATTTGATAATAGTAAAGATTTGTGGACTGATAACAAGTCTACGAATAGGATTTGCTGGAGTTTTGTCATCACCAATTGGGTTTTGACGAACAAAAGCTTGGAACAAATAACTACGCTTTTTCCAATACTTATTTGCCATTTCTTTAAGTGTTTCATCCTTATACCAAGGACGAACTTCAGTTAATACTGGGCAGGTATCGCCATACATCTCTACGCAAGGAACTTGTACCTGAACCTGTTTTACATTAGGATCACCCTTTACTCCATTGAAGGGCAACTTGATAATTTGTCGCTCAACCCAAAAGAATGTGTTATTATTGTCTGCGTCAGGTAAAAAGCGGACTGTAGTAGTTGTGCCTTCTTCTGCGTTCCAGTGGGGATATATTGATGTATCGGTCGTAGTTTGACCTTTTTGTGTTTTGTTTTCTTGCGCTGCGATTCGTGCGCGGATATCTGCTAAACTTGCCATAATATTTCTCCTTTAAATTAAGATGGTCTTTGTTTTGTGCCTAAAAATGTGCCTAAACACAGAGTGATTATATACTACAAAACACGCTGTGTCAAAATATATTTATCCCAAATGTAGGAAACCGCACTTTTTTGTGCGGTTTTTGGGAGATTTACTTTCTAATAATTCTTAGTATAGCATCGAGGTCTTCCTGCCCCTCTTTTACATCTTTTTTATGTGCCTTGTCCATTGCCTGGTCTAATACCTTTTTAGCATCTTTGGCAGCGTATTTGGCTTTGACTGGCTTTACAGATTTTTCAGGACCTTTACCCGAGTCTTCATCGCCGCGGTGCCCTTTATGACCTTCACTATCCATTTCAGATAAATTTACAGATTCATTAGCACCAACTAATTTACCAATGTTATTGTTTTTAACATTTTCTGTTGGGCCCAATTGTCCTACACGCTTTTGATTAGCATCTAGGTCTTCTGCCACACCTTGCTTTTGAAATACCTTCACTCCAGGGAATTCCTTAGCAGGATCGTATTTTTTGTGTCCGCGTGGTGTCTTTACAGGAACATCTTTTAATGATACCAATAAGTCGTTTGGATCTACTGGCTTGTTGCTTGCTGGAATCTTTTTAGAGCCTTCCGCCACATCTTGTATAGATTGTATTTTCTCACCCTGTCTCCATGAGTATACAGGTTTCCCATTTCGCTTAATAATACAAGCATTTTTTTCTTTATCGTAACCAAGAAATTTACGTGCCTTGTTTATAGCATGATCTTGATCGTAACATTCATAATCCTTGCCTTTGTATTCAACCGACCAATTATCATCGTCTTCCGCCACTGCCTTCTTTTCATCCTTCTTCTCAGGCTTAACAGGTTTAACAGGTTTAGCCACATCCTTATCACTTACTGGATAGTCTCTTAAATGACGAGTAGTAGCATTAGGTTTTTTTACAGCCTCTCTAAGCATTTGAATAAGTTTTGGTAGTGATTTCCCTTTAAAACTAGCAGGCTTTAGATTCGGATATTTGTCTAACAAACGATTAATAGTCTGCTGCTCTATTTTATCAACAATAGCCTTCTGTATATCCTGACCACTTAAACTATCTCTATGTATACGATCAGTAGGTGGAACTTTACCACTTAAACTAAACATATCATCATCTACAGATTCGTCAACTTTTTTAGGATTATTAATATTTGCCAAATGTAATAATCTATCTAAGCTTTCATTAGTTTGTTCAGAGCCTTCCTCCACACCTTGTTTACCGTAATAATCTTCTAATTGATCAGCCATTCTTGTTATAATAACTTCAAAGTCATCATCTGGATGTAGTCTGCCTTCTCTTGCGATATCAATATACATATCCTGCAAGTATGGTCCTAAATCGTCATCACCAGTTAGGGCATCGTAGATAGCATCAAATATATCAGGAGCCTTAGTTAATTGAGTCAACTTCATTTCAATATCTGTATCTTCAACATCTTTTTCTTCTAAAGTCTTTTTAGGCTCATCTGCTAAACGACCTACAACGCCTGAACTACTAGGATGTTTTTTACTAGCCTCTATGTCACCCGTTGATAATGGGCCACGCTTGTAAGGAGGTATTTTAATTTTTTTTCTTGCTAATTCAGCAGCGTCTAATTCATCCTGTACATCATCTTCTTCTAAATCAAAATCTTTTAAGTTTGACATTTCAGTATTTTTATTATGATTATATGTCATAGGACCAGGTGCTTCAGTTAATCCTTCAGCCCATTCTGCTAATTCATCTACTTCTTTCATTTCTACTACTGATTTTCTTAACTTACTTAATATTGGAAGAACACTCTCTATTCTTGGGTCTAATGTCTCTTGGACAAATAATTCGTTTATTGTATTATCTTCACTTTCATCTTCCATTAATGTTGGAGTCCAACTTTCAAAGTAAGTATTATAACCACGATGACCACGCATTCTACTTAATGTTTCACGCAGGCTTGTATAATGATTTACACCTTCATTAACTAATTGTTGTGCTGATTCATTAAATTGGTTATTCTTTACAGCACGGACAAAACCTGCCATTTTGCTATATTCTTCACATAAACCTTTTATGTGATTCCAACGCTCATCATTAGGAACACCACCTTCTGCTAAATGTCTAGCATATACTTGTGCGATTCCAGGACGGACAGTAGGTGCTAGTATTCTTTCACCTAGTTGATTCTCAAGGAAAATCTTAGAAACATTTCTATAACGCTGTTCACCCTCTTGGATTTGGCGAGTATGTTGTAAAATAATTTTTACTGTTGGGATAGCATCACTATAGCTTGCTTGTTTGCCCATTGGGTAATAACCCTCGTTAATCTTTTCTTTATCCATTACATATTTCCTTTGCGCCAAATCATCGCCTAAACGATCTTTGTTACTTAAATCAAAACCTAATTGTTTATTCATAGCCCAATGCTTCATTTGTTTTAAAAATCCTGACCATGTATCATCATAATCTAAATCTCTAGTAGGACTACTTGGACTGTCTGTTTGCTCATCATCATAATATACAGTCACATCATTGTCAACTGTTACATAAGATACTCCATATCTTTCACCGTCTTTTTTAAATTGGAATTCAAAAACTACAGCCTGTTCAGGATCTGTCTTTTCACCTTTAAAATCTAATGGTACAGGACGATAACCCTTTGTTTTTAATAAACTGTATAAATCTTTATTATATGTTTCTGATGAGATAGCCATAATGATATTTAGTCCAACTTAGCTTAACACAGCGAAGAATGGTAATGGCGCTATAAATTCATCGTGGTCACGAATTTGACTTTCTAAATCAACATGATAATCACTTAAATGTTGGAACATACGCACAACTAATAAACTTGCCATAACTAAATCATCAGTATCACCTATTTTAGCAGCATAACTACCACCATGTGCTATAAAAGTTTTCAATTCACTTATTAAACTTCTACTATGAAGTTTCATTTTCTTACTCTCTAATAATGACTTAAACTTGGCACATGCTGTGAGTTTTACTTTTTGTGTTGTGTTAAAGCCTTTACGCTTTTTACCTGCTTCACTTAAAAATATACCAGGTATATTAATTTCACCATACTCACCTAAAGAAATTAATGCTGCTTCACCTATGCTATTATTTTCTATACTATAATAAATATTGTTAGGTTCTCCAGTACATTCTTCAATATACTTGTTAATTTGTGCTAATAGTTTAATTTGATTAGGAATATCTGTTTGGTTATGTTTCCATTCACCGATTTGTGTTGTAGTATTTGCTTCAAAAATTTGTATTGCTGAAGGATCACTTCCTGTTCCTAAGCTAGGATCAAGTCCAACAACATATATATTTCCTTTTGTAGGAGTCTTATACCAACGAACTTGCCCCATTCTATTAACAGGATCTATACCCTCTAAATCTATTAGTGTGGTTGGAGCAATTAGTGTTTCATCGGCTATCAAAAATTCGCAATTTATTTCTCGTCTGAAACGATCTTCTCCAAGTTGTGCTTTAATTTGTTCAGCCCAAGCTTCATCTCGACCAGGTTGTTCATGCCAATATGCTCTGTACGCTCTAAATCCATTAACACCTAAGTCAGTTGTATTTCCATAAGCATCTTCTGTTTTATTAGCACCTTTCCAAATCAATGCGAATTGATCCTCATCACTGTTTGGGGTGCTTGTAATAATTGCTTTACCACCAGTTGCTAATGTTGGAGTAATACTTGTCCAAAATAACTCAGCAATAGTTGGTCTTACGAAAGCAAATTCGTCTAAGTAAAGTAATGAGATAGACATACCACGACCTGTGTTTTCAGTAGTAGTTGCTGATACAATACGACTACCATTCTCAAAGTCTAAACTACCTTTATTATATGTTGTAACACCAGCTTTTATATGCATGGGACAATTTTCATACGCATAACGAATACGCAGCATAATTTCTTGTGCGCCAGTATATTTGTGTGCTGCTATAAGAATTGTGCTGTCAGGGACAAACATAGCATACCAAAGCAAATAACCAGCAGCACTTGTGGAATTGTGGCTTAGTATCCCATTAGAATAAAATCGATGATTTTCATGATTTACAGTTAAGTCAAACATATTTTCTTTTTTATTTGTTTTATAAATGTATTTTATATAATCAATTCCGTTAACGGTTCTTATTGCAAAACCAACGTTTAAATCTTTAGCAAATATTTGATTATGGTGTTGATCAAACAAAATATGTGTGTCTGCACATTCTAATACCAATCCTGATTGAGTTTCTATTTTATATACTTCGTATGGTACAGTAAGATGTAGGTCTGTTACAGGTTGGAAACCGAAATCAGTTAATACTTCATATTCTGAAATTGAATGACTTTCAATAAACTTTCTTTCTACTTGGTCAGAAAGTTTAAGCACTCTGTTATAGTTTTTTGGGGATGTTTTGTGTAATCCTCTTCCCGCACTCTCAAAATTTGATATCCAGTTTGAATTATCGCTTGTTCTCGATGTTTTTCCCTTTTTGGATTCGATATCTTTTGTCCATGCCAATATGTTCCGTCGAACTCTATTATTTTCTTCTTTTCTAAATCTATAAAATCCGGTAGAATAATCTTCCCTGTTGTTAATGGTAGCCTGTATTCTTTGTTGACATAAGTTTCCATATCTGGTCGGGAAAATGTAGCATAATATACTTGATTGGACTTGTAGGTTTCCATAATTTGGTTGAACAATTTTTGAGAAATTTGAGAAAAATTTTGCTTCTTGAAATTTTTCAACCATTTCTGTTGTCTGGCTGACCAATATCGCATCCCTTCTTCTTTTCCGTATTTTGCAATGCATTTTTCCAATGAAAAAGTTGATTGTCTCTGAGACAAAAGATGTTGAGCTTTTTCTAGATTTCCATTTGTTTTCTTTAACCAATAATCCAGTCTGGTAGAGTGAGAACTGTTTTGTTTTCTGCTGAGTTCTGCCTTTGTATTGATAATCTTTGATATATCTCCCTTTAAAAATTTTTTTGAGAAGGGGGACATAGTTCCATTGTGTTTGTACCCAGGATTTCGTTTTCCTGAAAAATTTTTTGAATTTATTTCTAACAATGCTTGACACCGGGTAGCCGCACAGGGGTATATAGTTTTGTACGTAGTTACTGTCATTTGATGTTTCCGAAACAAATGACTGTGTAACTCCTTCATTTCTGCTCCACAAATTTGGCACTTTACTAATTCTGTCATAAAATTCTCCTATAGTTATTTCTTCAACTTTTCCTGTTGTTATATTTTTAAGAGTAACTAAAGTATTTATTCCAAAACATTTACCACTTTGTCTTGGCATTAATGCTATACTAAAACGATAGTTATGATATGTTTCAATTAATCGTTTTTGATAATTGTATGGATGATATACCATACTACCACGAGTTGGATGTTGTATATGGAAAAAGTTATCCATAAAATATAGATAACCGGTTTGTGGATCACAACATTTTACAAAGTCATCAAGTTCCTTTTGCGTTTTAAAAACTGTTTTTACATAAGGATCTTTAATTAATGTTATACTACCTGACTTATTCATACTTAAGTTGTAGTGGCTGCTGTGCCAAGTCTTTGTTATCCTCTGAGGATTTGGCATCTATTATATCAGCAAGTTGCCTTAAGATTTCACTGGTTTTCATAGATTTGATCCATTATTAATTATTTATCATAATTTTATTAATAATGGATCAATAATATTACTTAACGTCTAATGGTTTAACTTTTTTAGCTAAAATACAATAATATTTTTCTTTGTAAGCTTTGTTTTCTTGATCAGGACGTGTATCATTTAAATCAAATTCTAGGTTATTAACAATAGTAATTTCAAATCCTGTACGCAACATTAATGCGATAAGCATTTGAGCATCAAAAATACTATAATGATTTAAATTAAACTCATGTGGACGATCATTTAATGGGGCAGGTGTTTCAACATAAAGTTTACCACCTTGCTTCAATATTCTATTAATCTCCATTAATGTAAAGATAGGATATGGGCTATGTTCTAATGTGTGCCTAATAAACACTAAATCAAACTTTTCATCTTCGAATCCATCAGTTTGTGGTAACCAAGTAAAATCATAACGTTTTACATTATGTCCTTTTTCAGTATTATTTTTATAATCTTTAGGGCTTAGTGTTACACCGACAACATTTTCATAACCACGAGTTTTCATTTCATCTAAAAAATATCCCGGACCACATCCCAAATCAGCAACTTGTGCGTCTTTTGGTAAATCGAGTGGATCAATATATTGTGCTACTACTTGTCCTGTAAGAATTTTATGCCAAGCTGCGTCTTCTTCATTATACATGTGTTGAGTATACAAATACTCATTGTAAAATTTTAATTTAATCATGTCTATGACTTTATTAGCATCAATTAACTCATCTTTATCCATATCTTTCCTTGTAGGTAATGTATTACTTATTTTAATTGTTTTATATAATTATTTTTTGTAGCCTTTAAAACCTTTAACTATGCTTTTTGTGTTAACATAGTCAGCTTCATAGCTACGATTGTTTGTGAGTTGTTTTACTTCACCTGCCCCAATCATTTTGGCAGCACCATTAATAATATCCATTTCTACATCGGTATATGTAGATAATAATGGATCGCCAGCAAAAGCACCTGCCGGTTCAGTTGGGTAATCGGGGGCTCCTGCCATTGCTATACCAAAGCGCCATTGAGCGTATGGACTACCGCCCTGCTTTGTTTGACTAATGTCAGGCATGCTAATCATACCTTTCATAGCACTTCTTTGACTTTTAGGCAATTTTTTTGCGTCTGCTGGAACATCTTCTGCTGCTCCATACTTTGCTTCTGTAATAAATTCACTTGCCCTCATGTGTATCTTTCATATCCATTTTAGCAAAAGGTTTAGGTTTTTTAGACTTTTGCCATAACTCTCTATTATTTAGTATTTCTACCCATACGTTAGTGTTTGGTTTATTAAGTTTCCAAAAATCAAATTGTAGATTACTACTAACTGGGCGACAATATAATGTTCTTTCACTAGGAACACAAAGTTGCTGTGATGTAGTGCGGTACTGATCTTTACCTGTACTAAATCTCATAATGTTTAACTGAGGATGTTTTAAAAATACTTTACACATACCATCAACTAAATCTTCAGGTCTTTGCGCTGAATCAACTACTGCTTCTGCTTGTAATAATCTACTTTCACTACTAATTCTATCTAATACTTCTTGTTTGTTTTTACTATCACGCTGAAAACTTGCCCATGGTAAATAGATACCATGATTTGTTCTTGCTATTGCTTTATTCTTACCAATTTTTTTGACAACATATTCATATGGTTTAGTTCCATCTTGGTCACTAGCTTCAATTAAATAGCAATCATCTTTGTTAAAAACAATTGTACAACCTACAAGTTTTCTTTTTACAAGATGTTTTACTGCATCTAAGGGATTATGTGATAACAATGCTTCTTCAATATACTTTCCATCTGGGCTTGATTTTACTTTACCACTCTCAACATCGGGCTCATCATTAAGAATATCTAAACTAGTGTTTAGTATACTAACTCCGTGATTATTAAGTCCTTCTTTGTATCCAGTGATTTGGTCGTGCATCATCATCCGTTTTACTCCATTTACTTCATCTTCAATGAAGTCAAGGGTTGGTATATATTTTCTGTCACGGTTCTTGGCGCCCGCCCAACCAATACCAGGGAAGTATTTTGCGAGTATAATACACATTGTTATTTTTTATAGCCCTTAAATGCATTTATTGGACTTTTTAAGTTGGTATCATCAAGTTCCCATTTACCAGTAGTAAATAATTCTTGTGGCTTCATGCCCAACTTTTTCATAACTTTCTTAAGTTTTTCTCTGTCATGTTCTGTATATGCGCTATAGACAGGTAAGTTGCCGAAAAAACTAATATCATCAACTTTATCCAACTCATCAGGATCCATGCCAATCAAACTAGCAATTCTGTAAAAATCATAGTATCGACCAACATACATATCGCCACGACCAGTTGGGCTGACTAAGCCAGGATGTGCTGCTTGAAATTCTTTAGTGGCATCTGATCTAGTACCACCTCTCTCACCCTTACCTTCTGTTATAAACTCACTTGCTCTCATCTCTTATAACCCTTAAATGGCTTTATTGGAGATTTTTTCAACGTATCGTCAAACTCCTTACTTCCTGGTGTGCTTACTGCTATTCTTCCACTCTTATTAACTTGCTTCAATGCTTTGTCAATAACTTTTTCCATGGCAGGATCAAAACTGCTAATAATTTGATTTTCACCCCAAGTTGTTTCAGCACGAAACTCAGGCTTGTATGGATCAATATCTTTATCATCACCCATATTTCCACGAACATCAGCAATACTTACACCAAAGCGATATAATTCATAAAAGTCTTGATTCTTTAATTCAGGTAAAACATAGGTATATGGTAATGATCTAGCAGCAACGTCCAAACCATCATGGACATCGCTTAATTTTTGCTCTGTTATAAACTCTCTAGCTCTCATTGATTTTGTGTGGATAGTTCGTTGCTATTTTCTGTAGCTAAGACGCTATTAGCTATATACCCATTTAAACCAATACCCAATCCTTCAGGAACGCTTGGGAAGTATAATACTTGACTGTTAACATAATGTAGTAAATCTACATCAGGAATAGGATTAACTAATAATCTTACATTACCTTCAAACAAATCCATACTATAATTAGTTAATACATTACCATAAAATGTAGTACCATATGCTGTAAATTTTACGTCATCACCATCGTTATTTAATTGGCTAAAAATTGTGACTAATTGACTATCATTAGTGCTTGTATTTGTACTACGTATTGTAAAAGTGCCTTGCGTGAATAAGTTTGCTGCTATTGTATAAACTGGTTGATTAGCTAAATCACCAAAACTATAAGCATAACTTACTGTGCTAGATGTTTCAAATAACTGGGTGAAATTATTGTTAATCTTTTGAAAAGCAACACGTAACGGATCACCTTGTCCATCGTTTGGTAGTGTTCCAATATTAATAATTTCTTGTGTCATATCAATATCCTATAAGATTATTTATCTTAATTTGGACAATTCATTGTAACAGTTTTGACATCATTTCTTTGTAATTGCATTATAGCAGTAGCTTTTACAACAGGATCAGCACTTTTTGTCATCTCAATTAATGCATTAATACGTGCTGCTTCCATTACTACCATGTCTTTGCTGATAGATTTTTGTACTTCAATACATTTTACATATTGATGTGTTGAGCACCCACCTAATAATAAACATAGACTAATAACTATAAATTTCATATTTTACCTATTTGGTCTTGATATTTTCAAAAATCTTTCTCTGTTCAGTATACCAATCTTGCCAACCTTCTACACGTGTTGAACATTCATAATATAATGTATAATTCTGTACAATTATCTTTAATAAATCCGTAATGGCTACTTTATCTGTAGTATCAACCTTACGTAATTCTTCACATTTTTTTAACAACTCAGGTACTGCTTCAGGAAACTTTGGCACGATTGGAACGGGTTGTTTAAATAAACCACACCCGGATAATGATAAAACAACTATTAATAGAGATAACTTCTTCACTTCTTATCTCCTTTACTCATAGTTGCTGCTTTATTATGTAACTCAATAATCTCAACTGGTATTGGACAATTTTCTACAAACTTTATAATTTCTTCAACTTTAATACGCTCTGGTCCGGGTATTTCTTTCAGCACTTCACGATCTTTATAACGATCCACATACTTAATGATAGTGTCACCCTTTTCTTTAATTACTTCTTTTTTCTCACTTAGTTTGGCTTGTAACTCGGTATTCTTTTTATGTGCTAGAGCCTCAGCTTGTGCTACTTGTGCTTCTACTTCTTTAACACGTAATTGCCAAATAGCTTCATTAGCTAACCCACCTTCTAAGTATGTACCACATAAAAACAACAATAGACTAATTACTTTAATAGGAATATTATACTTTTTAATAAACGGTACTATCCCTAAAATAAATCCAGCGATAAGACCCAAGAATCCTATTCCTGTAATAAAGTGAACTACCCATTCGGGCATAATAGTAAAAATCCACATACAATTATTTATGTTATTTGTAGAAATTGATAATTGTATCCGCTATAAATTCAACTTCTACATCATATAATTCAGGATATATTGGTAATGACAATACACCTTTTGTAAGCATATAACTTGTGCTAAATGCGCTAGGGTTGTTATAATGCTTATACGCAATCATTTCACTTAGTGTTTTTTCGTAATTTATTCTAGTGTCAATACCTGCCACTGTCAATGTATTACGCAAGGCTGTTCGTTCACTACTATAAATCGTATATTTTTGAAAAGCGTGTGCTCCACTTGTATCACATAAGGTTTTTATAGGAAGATTCTTAAGTCTATCATTCCAATATGTAGCAATTTTCTTTCTTTTTATTTGCCATTCATCAATATACTTGCTACGCACCAATGTATGAGCACAATCTATCTCACTCATCTTACTATTGGTGCCCACACTTTTAAACAATGGTCTACCGTTACTACGAAAATTTTTTACGAAATCATATAATTCTTCGTTATCAGTAAGAATGGCGCCACCATTACCGCTAGCATTTAAGTTTTTAGTTGGGTCAAAACTTACTGTAGTAGCAAAGCCCAAATAACTCTTTTTAGTTAAACAAATCCAATGTTGTGCCCCATCAAACACTAAAAATTTAGAATTGTCTAAATTTGCTTTAACATATTTGTGTGGATCTAATCCATACAGTCCTACAACAACTGTAACATCGTTTGGTCGTATGATTTTATCAGTATTGATTATACCAAACTCATTGGTATCAATTAAATCAATATCGTATCCAACAGTTATAAAGGCGTTAGCACTGGCTGGATATGTTATGTTTGGAATCGCTGCTACTGGATTGCTTAATTGTTGGCGTAGGTAAGTTGCTACAAGTTCAAGTGCTTGTGTTCCACTATGACAAGTTAAAGCAAAACACATTAGTCTTTCACTAAGCCACTGCTCTAATTCGTTTGTAAAATAACCTTCTAAGAATTGTCCTGACTTTAGTACAGTATTTGTTACATGTAACAATTCATCTTTAATAGTTTCATACTGTCGCTGTAGGCCGAAGTGCGGAATTACATAACCAGTCATATTGAAGTTTTAACCCTTGCCAAATAGAAACAGTAGGAGAATATCCTAATTCTCTTGCTGCTTTAGTAATACTTAGTGCTCCTCTACTAGGAATATTTTTATCTTTTTCTAATAACTGAATATTACCACTGCCCACAATATCAATTACTAACTTAGCTGCTTCGTGTATTGTATAACTTTCTCCTTTTGTTATGTTATAAGTTTGATTTTTTACATTACATAAACTTGCTTTTACTATGCCTTCAGCAACATCATCTACATAGCTAAAATCCAAACGTTCCTTAGGCCCATTAACATACAATGTTTCATTATTCAATGCGGCATGTAAAAACTTGTTTATTACTCTATCACTATAATCATCAGGACCATATACAGCACTAGGTCTTATAATAACATGTGGCAATTTATGTCTTAGTGTATAACTACGGACCAGCTGTTCCCCAGCTAACTTAAGTATACCATATTCATTGATAGGATTACAAGGTTGGTCTTCAGATACATAATCAACAAAATCACCATATACCATACTACTGCTTATATATACAAACTTACTAACATTACACTCTATAGAACTGTTCAGTGTGTTTAATAAACCTTCAGTTAGTGTTCTTGAGCTATAAGCAACATCTCTTAAAAAAGCACTTTGTCTACTTGGGCTAGCACAATGTATTACAATGTCGGGCTTTACTAGTTTAATAACTGAGTTTAAATGATCCTTATTAATAATATCACATGGAATAACTTCTACGTCCTTAAACTTACTAACACGGTTGTTATATAAAGTATTGTATTCGAAATCATTAATCCTACTATAATTATAAACACAATCAATCACAGCAACTTTTAAGTTTAGTTTATTAAGCAAGCAAGCAATACGATGACCAATAAAACCCGTTCCACCTGTAATTAATACATTCATTTATACTTCAACTTAAAAAATGTATAATCCTGTTCCTTAAAAATTCCCGTTATTGTAACACGATATCCGTAACTAAGTGGATCAGCGCCAATCGTATAATAAAGCTGTTCAACACTTTTTTCTATACAATATTTGCCTACTTCAGTTTGTTGCCATTCATATATTGGACTACCAGCATAAATGTCAGGATCGTCAACATCACCCATATTAAATGAATGAACAATAGCTTTAATTAAACTGCCATTTTGGCTACAATCTGAGGATGACATGTTTCTATCTTTTTAATCATATGTTTATTAAAAACACTCTTAGTCGGTATTATACCCTTGGACATACGTTTAATGGTTGCGTGAACATTAGAAATACTGACATTGAATTCTTCTGCGATACTCTTTAAACCTGCTACTTGTTTTGTCTTCCCATTTGGATAAATTATCTCATAATATGTCGTATAGGGTAATAGGGCAGGGTCAATTCCCTTAATCCACTTTCCTCCTGCTTTACTTAGTTTTTTTAATGTTTTTTCTGAATGCGTTTTTCCGTAGAATGGATTCTGCCTTCCTGTTCTATCACGGCATTTACCGCATGTTTTAGATGTTGGTTCAATTCTAATTTTTTGACATACTGGACACATTATTTTTTTCCCACCGTTTCTCCAATTTGGATTACTTTCACCTGGTTTACTAAATCGAGCTTTTCTCTCTAGGTCAGTCAAGTTGGCCATCCATTCCCTAAATTTATTTGCCCTATCCTCAAGTATAGTCTCTCTATCAGGGTGATTAGACAATGTATCACCTCCATTAGCTTGTGCTATGTTATAGCCATCAAAGTTATTGTCAATATACCATTGTTCCCTATCTTGAAGTTCTTTCTTAGTAGGATCACCCATATCTTCTATAGGTATAAAAGAAAATTTATCAGACCCGTGTAAATTATACGAACGCTGTAGATAAACATTGATATGTTTTCCTTTGGTTAATCCCCTGCGATGCTGTTCTAATCTCCATTCGATGTTCATTGAACTACCGTAATACCTTTTACCTGTAACAATATTTTCTATACAATATATGCCCTTCATAATGTGCTCCTATATTGTATTTAGTCCTTGAACTTCCTTTAAACATTAAACCGCCATCGGAGCCTTCAACTGACCATGTGATTGATAATTTATTAATTTAATATCATCTATCGTAAATTTATCAATGTCAGATACTTCTGAATTTAGCCATAACTCGGGTAGTGGATAAGGATGCCGGGTTAATTGTTCTTTTACTTGGTCTAAATGATTTTGATAGATATGTGTATCTCCAGTAGAGACAATCAATTCTCCTATACCAAAACCACATACTTGAGCAATCATATGAGTGAGTAAGGCATAACTTGCATAATTGAATGGTGCCCCCAAAAATACATCCTGACTTCTCTGGTACATATGACAACTTAACTCATTTTTATTACTTACATAAAATTGTGCCATCATGTGACAAGGGGGCAATACCATTTCACTAAGTTCACCCGGGTTCCATGCCGTAATAATGTGACGGCGACTATGTGGGTCAGATTTTAATCCATCAATTAAGTTTTGTAATTGATCTACATATCCTTCATTAAATGGTTTACGCCAACGGCGCCATTGTACGCCGTAAATTCTTCCAACATCACCTATAAACTTTGCTTTCTTTTTCCAATAACCAGCAAGACTGTTTGGTGTCCAAATAGTTACAGTGCCATCTTTACTACCATGTGTTATTTCTGCCAACCGTCTTTCGTCTTTTGACCCTTCAATAAACCAAAGAAGTTCACCAACGACACTTTTCCAAGCAAGTTTCTTAGTGGTAATGGCAGGGAAACCCTGTCTAAGGTCAAATCTGAATTGTCTTCCAAATACAGACAGGGTCCCTACGCCCGTCCTATCGTCTTTGTTCTCTCCATTAACTAAAATGTCTTTAAGTAAATTATGGTATTGTTCCATGTTGTTATTATATCAAAACAAGTTCCGTAAATCAACTGAAAACGGAATAAATAAAATTGTAGTTCGCGGAATTGGCGTTCCCAACTACTCTATGATTATGAAGGAATCACAGCAATGATATTTAGCAGAAAACATCCTCCTACTGAATTTTATGTATATGCCTATCTTAGAGAAGATGGCACACCCTATTATATAGGTAAAGGTAAAGATAACCGAGCCTGGGATAGTAATCACACCGTAAATCTTCCCAAAGACAAATGTAGAATAATAATTATATCTCATGGATTAGTTGAATTGTGGGCGTTAGCAATTGAGCGCAGATTAATAAGATGGTATGGGCGTAAAAATAATAAAACAGGTATACTTAGAAATAAAACTGACGGTGGTGAGGGAGGTAGTGGATCTATATGGACTGAAATATCAAGGAATAAATTACGAGGAACTAATAATCCTGCCACTAAGCAAGAAAATAAAGACAAGTTCTCTGGAAGAAATCATTACATGAAAAAACCTGGGTATTTACCAACAGATAATCACAGATACGATACAACTATATACAACTTTGAAAATATCAATACCGGAGAAAGAGTTGCTATGACTCAGCATCAATTACGAATTTTATATAACCTCGAGGCTGGTAACTTGAGCAGAGTCATACGAGGGAAGCAATCATCAATTCACGGCTGGCGACTGAGTAAGTAAGCGCATCCTAAATTGAAGCATATCAATCCTGTAAACAATAATACTATCATTTTCTTTTGTAAATTTCATAACTATATTCACCAAATCCACTGCCATGTGTAAGTGTGAAATTATCTGAGATTATTTTTCTATCTATAAATGTATCACAAGTATACTCAGTAAGCACTAGTGAAAGGTGAATTTCATGTATATGATGCCAATTACTATTTACAAGACTAGCACCACCTATTACCCAAGCATTATCAAAACCTTTGATATAATCTAAATTTGGAATTGTAAAACAACAACTAGGAAGAAATCCTACACTACTTGTTACAATAAAATTTAACCGATTTGATAATGGTTTTCTGTTTAAGCTTTCCCAAGTTCCTCTACCCATTACTACTACGCCACCTTCAGTCAACCGTTTAAATCTAGGTAAATCAGCAGGTAATCTTTCCCATGGCAATTTACCTTAATAACCAATGCCTCCATTTATATCGCAGGCTAATATTAACTTCATAGTTTATATAGTAGTTTATCTGTTTCTGGTTGTACTGTATCGGCAATTGCTTCAACGTTTAGTATAAATTCTATGCTAACAATGTGTTCATCTAATTCATGTAAACGTTTACCTATAGCAGTTTCAATTTGTTCTTCTTCAAGTCCTTGTTGAAATAGTTTTTGAATGTTTATTGTTTGTTGCTTTTTACCCTCTAATTTTATAACTAGTTTTTTAATAAACTGTACTGGGATCTTTTGCTTTTCTACATCTTCTAGGATAACTTCCCATTTAGCCATAAACTCTTTTTTCATGTCAGGCTGCGACTTTGGGCTTTCTTCCTCTGGTTTTTGGTTTGGCATTATCAACACTCTCTTTAACTGGTTGTACTGGTTCCATTGCTGATGCCTCTTTTAATAGGCGATCTGCTTCAGCCAATAAACCTTTTGCTTCAGCACTCATCTTGTTAGCTTGGTCACGTAGTCTTTGTGCCAAAACATTATCACTTAACAAGTCACTAGGATTATTAGATGTAACGGGCGTTTGTGATTGTTGCTCACCACGCATTCTTCTAGCAACTTCATTGGGACTTTGCATTCCTAAACTCTTATCCATATCTGCTAAACGTTTGGTAGCATCTTCACCTTTTTTCATTTCATCTAAAATGGTATTTAACTCATTTAGCTTAATACGAACATTTGGCTGCGGAGTCATTACAATCAACTCAGTATTTACTTTTTTAAGCAAACCTTCACCATGTAATACTTGTAAAATAAATCTGCCATCTTTAGTGTATGACCTATTAAGTGCGTCAGCAAGATTCTCACTATTTTGACCAATATCACTCTCAATACATTTCATCATTGGATCGTGCATATTTTGGTTTAATAGTTCTGTGTAGGTAACTAAACACATATGTGGTTCACCTGGAATTTCGCGGAATACCACAGCAACTTTTCTGTCACCATGCTTACCTACATGCCTTAAAAAACTCATTGTTTTCTCCTTAAGTATAATTATTTAATAACTAAACTACACACCAAAAATAATTATGACCATGTAAGTTCATATAACATTGCTTCGCTACTATCTTCAAAAGCAGGAAATTTATCCGTACCAAAAAATAATGAACTTGCCGTTTCCAATTCTCTTTCAGCAACATTCACTAAAACAAATCTACCAACAGTTTTTTCTAGTATCCAATTATATGACTCAGGCGTAAGATTAGTTTTAGTCTTTACGAAATGTCTGGGACAATGTTTTAATTCACGGTTACTAAGATAGGTGTGTATATTGATTTTTGATAAACTGGACACTTTACCTAATTACCTTACGATCAGATTTAGTATAGTCACTATAAATTTTGTTGCCGTTTTCACGGATCCAGTTTACAATAGGCTGTGGATCACTAGCAAATTCTACTCTTACATCATTCATGCTTAGTGATGTTTCAAATGAATAAATTTCATAGCTACGGTGAGCGTTGGCTCTGGCTCTTAACAATAGCATTTGTAGTGGAATTGGATTAGGACATTTACCAACAGTCTCATCCTTTAGTGTTTTCCAAATCTTGTCTTTTTCATAGTTCTCTACTTCTTGTAAGGCATCATCGATACTAAAAATAGATTCTAATCCAAACATATCATATATAACGAGGAATCTGTTAAGCTGTTTTTTTCTTGAGGGCATATAACATCTCTAATTGTTTTAGTGCGTCATTTAGTGTAACATCATTATCAGCCATATATACAATAGGCTTTAATCTTTCCCAGCGTTCATATAGTTGTCTTTGTTTTTCATATGCTGGATCAACATGATATAGATGGCGAACGGTCTCGCCAATATTTCTAGCATAGACCGTGTTGCCACCATCAGGCGATTCAAAAACTACTGGTGTCTCATTTTTCATCATATAATGCGAAAGTGCCAAACGGGGGATTAGGATCCCTGTCACCATGAATGATCCAAGTAGTGTCAATAGTATTCATATAAAGATTATACAATGTAATGTGCCAAGTTTCAATATATTCGGGATAAATAAAAGTGAGAGCCACGGAACAGCGAATTCCCGCCCTCTCTAATGCTAAATTATTTGCAAGGAGCATCAGCATGACTATTTATAATCAAATACTACCATTATGTGAAAATGGATGTGGACGCAACTCTATTAGAGTCACCAAAAAAGGAAAAGCAGTCTGTTCGGATAAACCTGCAAGATTCCCGGCAATACTAAAAAAGATGCAGGCAACTTCAGTTGAACGGTATGGAACAGTCAATGCTAGTTCTACCCAGTTTGTCAAAGACAAACGCAAACAGAAAGCATTGGATAAATACGGTGTAGATAACGTGTCCAAAGCAGAAAGTATCAAGAAATTTCTGTCTGAGCAGAGAACTAAATATTGGAATCAAGTATATTTTGGAAAGAATTTCACTTTAGATGGATTATCAAGACTACAATATAGTCATCGTTGCCAACAATATGCTAATACTCAATACCAGCGATATAAAAATATGCTAGATCCTGAGTGTAAGAGAGGAAGACATTGGCACATAGATCATATCTATAGCATAACCGACGGATTTCTAAATGATGTGCCGATAAATGTAATTTCTGATGTTTCCAATCTTAGGTTGATTAGTGATAAAAACAATTACAAAAAACACAAAAAATCAGAAAAAACCCTCGAGGAATTATACGAAGGTTTTTTCAATTCCACCCATCAATTGTTATCGTCATAAATCGCTACTGTACCAAATGGAGCCTGCGGGTTCGGATTTCCATGTGATATCCAAGTAGTATCGCAATAATCAGGATCTCCCCAGGACCCGCATGGATAGCAATCCGTAAACACAATCAATCGTTTTGGTTCAATCGCATGTTCACGCAGATAACTAAAGATAACATCAAAGTCAGTGCCACCCCCACCAGCTGGAACATATTCATCAATCGTATCCATGTTCTCTGAAGTAAAATCTTGTGGGTTATAAACATCAGTATCAAAACAAAATACATGAACCTTGTATCCATCAAAAGCAGCCATCATTCCTGCAATTTCACTTAAGAAAGCCTGTCCTTGTTTATCGGTAATTGATCCACTCATATCCAAACCAACAACTACATCAATTTCTTCACCTGGGGTCATACCAGGCATGATTGCGTCACTATGCCAACCCCTACGACTGGGACGCATCCAACTAAAGTCAGTACGGATAGCACTAGTCAAGTTAGTTTGAATCAATTCACGCCAAGGCATAACTGGATTAGTATGTTGCCTAATTAGTCTTTCAACACCCTTAGGAATAGTTCCAGCATCAGCACCTTGGGCAGCATTTAGAATTGCTTGTCTTACTTCTTGACGGACACGCTCACGCTCCTCACTACTCATTTTAGGACGCTTACCATCTGATTCATCAGCATTTTCACCTTCTCCGTCAAGGTGATCATCAATCATTTGATCAAGCAAATCATCAATATTGATTTTCTGAACATTCTTCATCAAATCATCATAGATTTCCTCAGCAGGCTTGCCGTCATATTTTGCTTCGTATAAGCATGGAACAGTTTTAATAAACTCACCAACACGGTGTCGTTTAAGATCGGCATTAACTGCGTAGTCATCAGCAACATTCCAAATCTGTGGATCACGACCATTGCGACGGCCCATGTGATCATAGACAACATGTAATACTTCATGCCCAACTAGAAACTCAACTTCTTTAGGCTTGAGCATCATAATGAAACGTGAATTGTAATAAAACTTAAGTCCGTCAGTTGCGGCAGTAGCACACCATTCATCAGCATTAATAAGTTGTAATCGGGTAGCAAGATTCCCGAAAAAACTATGGCGTAGTAACAACCCAATACGGGCAGTTACCAAGCGTTCGCGGGCTTGATGATCAACTTTACTATCAGTTGGTCCGATAAGTTTAGCAAACTTATCATTTTGTTTTTTGCGTTTTCCGATTACTTCACTCATATGACACCTCATGTATTAGATTACCAACAGTATAACATTTGTTGGATTTATTGTCAATGTAGTGTTTTTGTACTAGCATCAATGTTTACACCAAAATTTTGCCACTCATCCACACTGTCATCAACTTTTAATTCCTTAGCCAATTCTTCGGGAGTCAAACCATTAAAATAATTTGTGATCTCCTTAATTACTTGATCCAATTCTTCTTGGGTGCCTTCAAAATTATCAAAGCTACTTTGAGCAAAAGTTACTTTAATCATACTAGACTAAGCCCCCTAAACCCCAAATCAAAATAAATGTGAGCATACCCATCTGTTGGAATACAAAACACATTCATTCCTTGATCCTTGGTCCAGCCCCTACTACGGGCACTTTGACCAAGGCTGTAAAAATATTTTTTACCGTTACCTGCCATTTTAGTTACCTGCCTCTACAATGTATTTACCATACTTCTTGTGGAACTCATCAAAGTTTTTAAGTTGGCTGGGTTCAATCGGAAGCTTGTAAGTCTTAAGGGCAATCTTAGCACCCATAACAACCAATTCAGTCTCAAAGTTTGCCATGATATAGTTGAAAAAGTTATTAGCCATTTCATGGAACTTTTTGTTATCTGCTTTCTTGTTATCAATAGCATCACGCAATTCGTAACACATACTGATGGTCAATGAATACATAGCAGAAATTTCTTTGACTTGTAGATCCTTAACCTTACCACTGAGAATATCACTGGGCTCGGGCATACGACCTGCTACTTTACGATGAGCCATAAACTTAGTAGCAAGACCATCACCAACTGAACCTGCTACAAGACTAAACAATGTATCATTATCATCATCCTCATCTTTAAGCAAATCGCTAACAAAAACCCAACTACGGGGAGTAGCAAAAGCGCGGCTAGAACTCTTACTATCAAAATCGTATAGATCCTGTTTACTGAATGACAAGTAACCAACTACATCCTTATGAATGCCTTTGCCTACTGCCCAGTTTTGCCAACTAGAGAAATCGGGACGCATTTCAATATGAACGAAACGATTAGCTAAGGGCATTGGCATACGATAAGTAACACCTTTGTCACTATCACGATTACCAGCAGCAACAATAACAACATTGTCGGGCAGAATATATTTACCAATACGGCGATTCAATACAAGTTGATAACCTGCAGCTTGAACTGCGGGAGGAGCACTGTTCATTTCATCAAGGAAAAGAACAATAATTGGATATTGACTAGCAAGTTCCTGATCAGGCAAATCAATCGGAGGAGCCCAATCCATTTTGTTTAGGTCACGATTGAAGAAGGGAATACCACGAATGTCAGTAGGTTCCATTTGAGCCATACGCAAATCAATCATAAAGCCACCGAGTTCCTCAGTTACTTCACTAACTACTTCAGACTTACCGATACCGGGAGGGCCCCACAAGAAAACTGGACGCTTCGCATCAAACGCTTTAAGCAATGCTCTGCGTGCCTGCACACTAGTAACAGTGTGATTATCAGAAACTTTAGTCATATTAACTCCTATTGAATATTTAAGAAAAGCTAGTATAGCAAAAACACTGATTTATTGTCAAATATCACATTGACCAATATGCTTCACTACTTGGATTCAAACACCATGGGGTGTTACTATCAATTTCAACTTCTACACCAGTCATCAAATTCTTAACTGTTTTGCGAGTGACCACACGGCGCTCATATGTCTCCATATCAGCAAATGTATAGTATACATCACCTGCTTTACGATTCATACATGTAGCACTACGCTTAGCCGAACTTCTTAATTCAAAGGTCTTGACAATTTGTGTGCTTGCTTTGTGATAAACGACAAACATAATTAGCTCCTTAGGCTAGAACCAATTCTTTTGCGGGGTATGTGATATGACCCTCGTACTGTAGTTGGCTACGCTCAAATTGTGTGAGGTAGCTGTCCTCAACCACGTTCCAGCATATGATGGACTCACGGAGATAATCGGTGTCGGACTCGATTTGGTCGCGGAGACTAAGGACGACCTCCGTGACTGTGTTGAAATCGGTAAAGTTTGGTACCACATAATCTTCGCCTCCTTTGGCTTTCCAGTAGGGTTTTTCAGCAGACCCGTAGTTTTCGTAAACTTGTGTAGTGATAAGTAACTTAGACATTTGTATCTCCGTTGTTTCAGACTATACCGTTATTATAACACCTTGACCATTTATTGTCAAGTGTCTTAGATTGCTTTGAAAAGGGTCACCAAAAAGACTAAACTACCTGAACTTAAAATCCCTAACAAAAAATCTTTTCTTGCTTGTCTGTCTCTCTGTTTTCACACTATACCCATATTATATAGCCTTACCCATTTATTGTCAACCTATGCCATTATCCAATTTTCTTCATTTTCCAAGATTACTGATTCGGACCCGTCATACTCATGTATGCGAAACTTAGTTCCAATTGGTACCCAGCATATGTTCAAATCTATTGACCCACCATCATGGAAACCATCCATAAGTACCCCATATTTGGTTTCCAAATCAGGGTACTCCCCTTCTTTCCCATTTTCAACCCACGCAACTATTTCAGGGTCAAAAATTAATTTTTGTGCTAATTCAGGGTCAGCCCAAGTAGACCAACCAGCTCCAAATCCTGGGCTGTATAATACTGCTACTTTCCCATCACGGACTACCCGCTCTGCCAAAACATATAGACTATTTGTCATAATTAGACCAAATCTACCTGAACATCAATTTCGACCCGCTTACTATCATGGTCATATACTGACATGCGAGTACCAAAACCACTTGGACGACGGTCTACTGGTAGTAACTGATTGAACCCTAATGAGGTTAGTGCTGAAGTAACCGCGATCCTTTGGCTATGAAAACACATATCAAAAGCACCACGAACCGTAGTATAGAAACCAACACCATTAACAATAACACGGATTTTTTGGCTATTGTCAAGACCAGTAATCAATCGCTTTGTACGCATTACAATCTCCTAAATTTCAGTATACCGTTAGTATATCACCAAACCCATTTATTGTCAACCTACGACAATTACCCTAGGATCGGTATCATTGTCTAAGAAGTGATTTCCTTGGGTAGGAGCAGTAAAATAGTCTGTAGTAAACTTACGATCCTCATTACCTAGCCAAACACGCTTGATAAATTTGGCCCTAAAAGTTCCGTCGAAATGTATCCCTGTGACTTTTCCAATCATGTAGCAATTTTGTACACCTGGGAAATCTAAAGACTTAACAATATCACCAACTTTCATTGCTATCCCCGTCAATTAACTTTCAATATGAACATTATATATCCATGCCCATTTATTGTCAAGTAAAATTACTGGATAGAATTGTTGTTTTTTACTCTTAGGCTTATACTAAAGTATTATAGTCAAGGCTTAAGTAGTGGGGGAATTCCTGCTCTATTAGTTTTAAAGCCAAAAGCTTTAGCGTTTTTTTGTATGCTATCGGGCTTTATGTCAACTGTTAATGCTGTTTTATAGCGTGGATCGTTTGCTTGTTTTTTGCTAGGAATATATCCTGAACTTTCCTTCATATTATTACCCAAGTCATCAAGACCAAAATCTGTTGGTGGAACATATTTATCATTATGTTGTTTGATATGGTTAACTAAGTCCGCTAAATCTCTGAAGCCACGATTTTCAAGTTCTTGGTCAACATCAAGAAATTCTTTGCCGCCCCACTTATATAGGGCCAACACCATATCATCTACATCTTGCTTCTCGTTTATCCCATTGATAACATAACCCACAATGGCGTCCCAGTTGGTATCTTGCCGATCTTGGTCTAAATCACTCATTACACCTTCCGCCACACCTTGCTGACCTTGGCTCATTCGGTGTAGAGTGTTTAACTCGTCCATCATTGCCCTGCCTGCTTGTTTAACATCGCCAGTGTGTTTCATTACGGTATAACCTGTTTCAATAGCAGCCAACATTTCATCTTTGCTGGGCTTCCATCCTTGAACATTCTTTTCGTAGAATCGCATCATTTGCGGCAGAGTTGCTAATAACTTTTCTTTGTATGCTTCTGCGTCCAAGCCTTCCGCCACACCTTGCTTGTTTTCGTTCATACCTTCCGCACCGTATTGAGCAATTTTACCTGCTTGGTGCAATTTCTTTACTTGTTTGAATACTTTGTTTATATCATCAGTTACCCGAACTGTCCACCCTTGATCAGCGATATATTTGAATGGATCACCAATGGGAATTTGCTTAATAAAATTACCAGGATTTTCACTAAACCATTCGCCTGTTGGCAATTTTCTAAAATTTGCGGCATTAAATACAGTGAGGTAAGTTTTACGATTACGCATTGCTGGTATATCTTTTCTGTCAAAATAAACAATTGGTTCACCGTTTTGTGTAAATTCTACATAGCGTGTTTCATGAGCATTACCTGTGGCATACAGTGCTGTTCTACGAGGATCACCAGCAAATAACCCTTTAGTAGTTTTAGTTTTAAGATTTTTATTCTTCCAATAACTATCATCGTCTGTATCTAAACCACTTTGACTCCAATCATCTGTATGTCTATATGTTTTAAGATTAGAAGCAAAATCTGTAATAGGTTTACTATCAATTCTTGTAACTGTTGCCCCTTCCGCAACACCTTGCTTTAATGGTTTTTTAAATTCAGGATTTGGAGGTGGACCGTTTGGATCATAATCCTCCATAGCTTTAATTTCATTTAACTTATTATTGATTAAGCCCCAGAATGGATCCGTTATAACTAATGTGCCATCTTTTCTACGCATTACATTTTCAGTATGTAAGTCCCAACCCATGTTGTTTGCTAAGCCATACTCATACAATCCTACCATTGTTTGATAAAGTTGTTGATAATATTTTAATTTGTTTTTATCAGTCATCGCTAAAGTTTGCCAAGCTTTAGCAAATTTCTTAGGAGCATTATTTTTTGCCTTATAATATAGTACTATAGGATCATTACCGAAATAATCATAAGTCTCTGGATCACCCATATGATCCTCAACTTCCGACCATGGCGTTTTACTAGCAGCAAACTCACTAAATGCCCAAATGATAGCTTCTTCTAAAGTATTTTTCTTATATGGATAAAGTTGCTCCATACTAATTTGTAAAAATGTTCTATCTCCAATCTTAAATCTAGCATAGTCTTTGCCTTGTATTGGAATAAATTTAGGTAAGAATATATTGCCTTTATTTTGTTTTACAAAGTTGTAGAATTTAATAAAAGTTTTTTCTGCGTTATAAAAATCTTTATTTAAATCTTTCATATCTTCTAGATCAGGCATGATAATTTTTATAACTGATCCTTGATCTCTTACATAAACTGCCGCATCGACCCCTGCCCCTATTTTTTTATACCCAGCCTGCCTAAGTTTTTGATCAATTTCTCTACCTTCTTTACTGTATTCATCTTCTTCATTTAGTGTTTCATGTAATAACATAACTGGATAACCACTAGCCATACCTATTGTTTCAAATCCGTAATTTTTATACCAATTGGTTAAATCAAATTTGTTTTGTTCACTAGTATCACTTATTAACAAAATTGCTTCAGCCCCATCTTCATAAGCGTCATCAATTGCTTTATCAAAAATTTCTCTTCCTATACCCTTACTACGATGTTCCTCGTTAACATAAAAGTTTTTAAGTATAGCTATTCTACTAAATTTTTTACTTAATAGTTGTGCTAGTTTTTGGTCTGCCTTTTGGCTACTTAAATAGTTTGCTAAATTAGGTTTCGTTGTGTCAACAACATATCCCTCAATACTACCATAATCATTACTACTGCTAATATTAGATTCAACTAATTTATTGCCAGAATCACTTGGCAATAAATCAATCATTACGCTAATTTTATGAGGAGCTACATTTTGAAACTTTTGTCTAGCTAATCGTAGTGCCTCATTTTCACTACTTGCTACAACACTTCCAATCATCTTTTTAGTTTGCCATGGAGGAGCATTCTTTGGTTGGTCATATACAACATACTTTTTAGGACTGTGCTGTTTATTTCTAGCTTCTTTTTCTCGGGTTGTAGTTGCTGGAATCTGTTCAGCACCTGTAGGAACTTTTCTTGGCTTTGGTGGTTGTGCTGGATTATCTAATTTTCTATCATTAGCTATAATTTCTACATCATACCAATATGGATCATATTTTTGACGAACTTCTTTTTTAATTTCATCGTAACTGCCATACATTTTTTGAATTTCTACAGCATTATTATTAAACTTATCGTAAACATATACAAAATAGTCAGGTGGAACTGTTACGCCAATCGTATTAACACGAATCTTTCCTTGCCCTACCTGATTGATTTTTCCTTGATTTCCAAAGGATAACGGATCAGTTAATACAAGTTGTGGTCCATATTTCGTTCTACGCACCATAACATTACCACTATGTAAATCTTCTCCATAACCAGTTTTTTTAAGATACCTTATAATATTGATTGCTTCTATCAATTGCGGATCTTTAATACTATTACCTTTAATATCTGTGTAATTAGGATCACTAATAGTTTTTATTATATAACGGAATAATTCATCTATAATAATTTCTTTATAAGGTACACCTTTTCTTCCAACCAACTGTCTAAATTCTTCTATACTATCAAGTTGAACATCTAATGCTTTACTAAAAATCATAAGCAATTCATCTTCTTCAAGGTCTTGCCATTTACTTAACTTTTCCATGTCCAATTCAAAATATGGAGCAGCTCTTTTAGGCTTTACTATATTGGCATTGTAAACTTGTGGTAGATAAGGATTATCGTTCTGATCCTTTAATGACATTAACCTATTAATATATGCGTAATAACCGTCTAATGATGGTTTATCTTGGTCAAATCTAGATATTTTCTTTGCTGTACCTATGCCTAACTCACTCTCTGGTTGGTCATAAACTTTACCAAAGTATCCACTTCCCAATTTAGGTTGTGTCTTGGATATTGCTGCTGCTCGTTGTTTTTGAGTTGGGCCTTGTGTAACTGGAATATCTTCATCAAGATCACCCTCTTTTACAAAATCATCAGGTGGTATAGTAACTCCCATTGTGTTAACACGAATCTTTCCTTGTTCTACCTGATCAATTTGTGCTTGATTACCAAATGATAACGGATCCGTTATTACAAG